TACTCTTTCAACAAAATATAATCCATCTGCAAATAAACCAGTTCCTCTTTTAACCTGATCTTCGGTGTCTCCGTTATCATTAATAACAACCGATTCAGTTGTACTATTGGCAGCATAATATACTGCTTCTCCAGTATAATATCCGTGCTCTACGCCAGGTGTGATTTCAAATTCAGTTCCAGAAAAGATTCCAGAAAAAGTAATCTTTCTTTGTTTAATCTCAATTGGTTGAGCATTATAACTCGGTAATGAAGGTGTAGCTACAATATAATCACCATCATTATTTTTATATACATTATCGACTCCAGTGGAGAAACTGCTGATATCTGAAAAAGTAGTCGATTCGCCCTTTTGAATTGTTCTCTGAACGTGAGAGACATCATTTACATCAAGAACACCTTGACCACGAACTCTAAAACTTTTTTCATTATCAATACCAATTACGTTAGAATTTAATCTAGTTTCATCTTTTAAGATAATAGTGATATTATTGCCGATTTTTAAATAATGTCTGGATTCTAAAGTAATACCATAAGTTGAATCAGAAGAATCAAGTAATTCTACTTTTTCTACACTATAGCAAGGTGATACGTTATATTCCCATTTACCCGTTTTAAAGTTATCCTCATCAAAACCATAAGTGGTTACATTTGCAGTTGTTCCTTTTTTCAAAGATGTGGTATTTTCAGGAATATCAATCGAATTATATACAGATGATACTCTAACTTTGATTATTTCATCTTGATCTAGTTTAGATCTACCATATGCAAATGTGTTGATACCAACAGTAGTGGTATCTGCAATATTTTTGGTTAAATTTGTAATACCAAAAAACTGAGTTAAAGATTTTGAAGTATAAGATACTACACCTGTCGTAGTATCAGTATACGTTACATAAAGTTCTCCTGTGGTTCCAAATCCGACAGTTGAGTCAACATCTACAATACTGGATCCAGAAGATACTGCTCCAATAATTTTAGTAGAGGGTTCTACTTTAAACTGACCATACTGAGTTCCATCTACAGTAATATCTCTATTATATCCACCATCAAAATTCAACTTATAATAAGTTTTACCATACCCCACCTCAATCTTCTCCACAGAAGTAATTGGGGCATATGATCTGTTAATATTTTTATCAAACTTATATGCATCTTGATATAAAGTTGCACCATCAAGATTATCAGGATTACCTTCAATTGGTTCTACAATCAATTGATTAACAATTTCGTATCTGGCATTAGACGGAGTAAAAAGAAACTCAGATGGTCTGATAACTTCTACATCCTTGTTGTATAATGCTTTAAATAGTATTTCAAACGATTGATCTGTGCCTTTGCTTAGATAGAAATCTTTAGATTGCTTTAAGAAGATATTTTGATTCAGATCTTCATCTAAAGTTCTGTTCTCCAATCCAGGGAGAAGTTGATTTTTTGTTTTTAGTAAAAACTCTTTAAGGAAAAGGATGCTTAAATTTTCAATTGAAGCGCCAGATTTGTGATCATCAGACTCACTTTCTTCAAATATCAATTCTGCATTATTAATTCCATCCTTATAAGATGAAATGCCTACAAATCCTCTCCTACATCCAGTAAACGAATATTCAGTCTTATCTCTGTAAGTTATAATTTCATTATCAATTTTCAATAATCCGTATGAATCAGGAAATCCAATAGTTCCACTAGGAGACTTTACAGGATCTACATTAATAGTTTTAGTATAAAAATCAATATCGCTCTGTAAAACAACAGATTCAACTAAATTTGTTGTGGTATCTAATTTAATATATTCATCAATGTTTTGAATCAGGTCAACAGGTCCACTCTGATATTCCTGTCCGAGATAGTATTGCTTTAAAAAACTGGATACTAAAGGATAATCTTCCTGTACATATTGAGGAAGTTGGCTAGAAACAACGCTGTTGAGTTGGACTCTGTTTTTTGACATTTTATTGATTTATCGTCTTAGTATGAAGAACTTGAACCTGAAGATCCAGATGTGGATGTAGTTGTAGTAGGTGTTGAATAAGATGTACCGCTGCTAGTGCCTGTAGTGGTTGTGACAGATGTGCCACCAGTGGTGCCTGTGGTCCCCTGTACGCCGCTTGTGGTGGTTGTGCTACCACCTGCCCTCACAAGATTACCATTAGCATAACTAGAGGATACGATATAATTGGATGCCGATGGATCCAATCCAGAGGAGATTTCATCAACAACCATTTCAAAATTACTACCTCCTATATCTAGTTGCAAATAAAGATCCTGTAATCCAACAACATCATTGGAGAGTGGAGATGCTTCAATTTCAATAATAGGAATTCCGTCCTTATCTTTTGCAGTTAAAACATTAATAGGATTAAGGGTCACAATTCCAGAAACGTAATTAATTGTTCCAGCGTTCCTTCTTATGATAGTAGGAGACTGAGAACCAACATTTGGAACAGTAAATAAGAATATTGTGCCTGTAACCCTATTTGTATCAGGGATATCACCCAGGTAAACTACATCATTAATTCCTGCGACAGTAAATCCAGAAGATTTAATATTATAACCATCCATACTTTTAATATAGAATTCATTTCCAAATCCAATAGAGTATTCTGCAAATGAATTAGTTACAACTCTCAAATCTCTTCTCATTTTCACTGTCGTGATATTAGAAGTGACTGCTTCATGGCTATCATCAACAATTTTTAAGAATTTACTATATTTGAATCTTGCACCATACTTATTCATCTCAGAAGACTCAGCGTACTTATTTGCGTTATTCTGAACGATAGTAGAGACTGCTGTTGCCGATGGTGCGAAATTTGAATTATAATAAACCTTACTATCAATCTCTAGGTAAAGATATTTAAGATCTAAGATTTCAGGGACGATTCCAGCAACGGCATATTTCTTTAATTTTAATTTGATATTTTCTTTCATCAAATTTGGCAGAAAATCGCCAAATCTAGGTTTAATACTAATGAAAACTTTGCCATATTGAGGTGGAACTAACTCTTCACCGCCAAAAACAGAGATAGATTCAGTTTCAGGGTAAATTTTTGCAGGAATTAGTGTTTCATAGTCATTTGCGGTCAATGCCCTGTTTTGAGAGGCGTAAATGCGAGGTGCAAACTTCTTAATAGACTCAACACCTTCAATTGATTCGCCGCCTGAAGCAACAACGCCCGTTGTTAGTGCAGAGATGCCAGAAGTCACGACATAATCTTGAGAATTGCGGTTATAAGCAAGTCTTCCAGAAAATTTGAAGTTATTGACGCCATTTGCAGCATCGCCACTGGAAGTAATGTAATTTACTTCGATAAAATTATTATCTTCTAGTTTTTTGCCAAAAATATTGTCTCCAAAGATGACTTGATATCTTTCATCATCAACTTCTTGGATGAAGTATACTTTTGAGTCTCCATCAATATCAAACAAACTATCCTGAAGACTATATTTTACACTTCTAGAGGATTGTTGGTTTGGTTTGACTGTAACCGTCATCAATTCAGAGTCAATACCAATATTATCTAAAATAAACTTCTGTTCTGGGTTTCTGGCATTGTAAGTAAAACTGGACGTTACTAAATTACCTTCATAAACCGGAATATTATTAAATTGTGCAGTATTATCAACAACAGAAACCGTAATATCTTCTAAAATCGAAAAAACGAACGATTGTGAACCAAAAGAACTGGAGGAACTTGCTACAACTCCTTTTTGGAGAGTAATAGTTGCTGGTGCAGGTGAAAGATCACCAGTGTTAACAAAAAATGTGATGGTTGCACGGGCAGCTTTGCGTGATTTTGGTGTATAACCAATATTTCTTGCTAAAGAGACCACATTTTCTCTTAAAGTCGCACTATCAATGAAAACTTCGTTCGCAACCATATTTGCGTTATACGAAGTAATGTAGGTATTGTATGCCAATACATCAAGGATCGTCGATAAGTTAGATCCCTCAAAATCATAGTCGGTGAAACTAGAATTTTCTTTTAGATATTCTCTAAGTGTTGTTTTAACCTGATTAAAGTCCAGGTTAGTGAAATTAGATAGTGGCATTTTTACCTGGTTGGAAGCAAGACGAGATCTAACGACTGTGGTGGGATATCTGCACCGATAATACTATATTGTATAGTTGCATTCATTGCATTACCATCATAATCAGGGACAACTCTTACATTAGTCAATGCTACTCTAGGTTCATAGTTCAAAATGGATTGAACGATTTCATCTCTAATATTAGAAGCAGTAACAGGGTCAATATTCTCAAACAAAAACCTGGAGACACGAGAACCAAAGTCCTCGTCAAAAAATTTTTCTCCAGGTTGCGTAAATACGATATTTTTTACCGAACGGGCAATAGCAGTAGCATTTTTTAGTACCACAAGGTCGTCATTCAGAGGATTTCTCTGAAATGTCATACTTATATCCCTAAAACCTTGACTTACCCGTTGTATCGGCACACGAATATAGCGATTATATTTTATTTATTAGGGATTCGGATCAAAAATTTCGTTATCAATGTCCAAATTTTCCGATTTTTCGGTCAAATCGTCATTTTCAATCTCTTGTAGCACTTTTTTCTTCGGTTTTTGCCAATAATCAGTGATTAGTTCGGTTGTGCCCCATACTTCACGCACAAATTTACTGTCTGTATTGGGATAAAGGTTGTCAGTCATCGATTTTTTCCTCTTTTTTGGGTGATTCTTCACGTTCTTTAGCAGTTTTCCAAAAATATTCGTCTTCACGACCCATACCGAGACGTTCAAACCCATTTTCAACTTGATAATATTGAGTTGACACCTTGAAATCTGGCATTTTTGGCTCAACAGGCGTCAAACTGTTGTCATAGATACGCATTCTATTGTTTGGATACAATGCATACTGCCCATTTTCTAATTCAATTAGGTTATGTGACTTGTGTTCAGCAGGATTTTCACTTGTAGCATAGTCAACTACCTCAGGATCCTGATGATAATTGTCTATAGTACAAATATATGTACCCTTTTGAATACCAAAGTCGCGTGTATATAGTTCATAGTCCATTGAACCGATAAACTGCTTCTGAACGGCAACTACACCATAGTCCATACAGTTCCAAAACTGTAGATTTGGTAGATCCATATCAGGATCGGGTGTCTTTGGTTCCGAGAGAAACGCG